TTGATGGTTTGGCTAACTACGGCATGATTAACGACCCTAGCTTATTGCCTGCGGTAACTGGCGGTAACTGGGAAACATTAACTGCGGAAGGCATTTTCAATGACTTTGGCAAATTGTTCAAAAAGTTGATCGCTCAAACTGAGGGCTTAGTAGACAACGAAACAACAATGACTTGTTTGCTTTCGCCACTCATGAAGGCACAATTCACTAAGACAAACCAATTCGGTTTAAACCTTGGTGCATTGTTTAAAGAGCATTACCCGAACCTACGTTTCGTCACTATTCCTGAATACAGCACCCCAACAGGTGAAACTATTCAGTTAATCGTTGACGAGTACGAAGGTCAGAAAACTGTTGAAATGTCATTCACTGAAAAAATGCGTACACACCCATTGATTCAGGACATGTCAGGCTTCAAGCAAAAACGCTCACAAGGCACTTTAGGCGCAATCCTTTACCGCCCTGCGTTCGTTGCTACTATGGATGCGACTTCAACGCCTGCGCCGTAACCCACAAGCCTAAATTAAAGGTATCATCGTTTTGGTGATACCTTTTTTTATTGTATGCTAGAATGAATTATCTTTTTGGAGAACAGAAAATGTCTACAGTAACAGTATTATGCAAAAAGCCTTATGGCGTTGAATTGCAAGTTGGAAATCAGAAAGTCACCTTAAACGGCTATAACAGTTCTGCCGTTGCTCATGGCTATGGTATTACCGAAAACGTGCCAAAAGAGCTGTGGGACGCATGGGTAGAGCAACATAAAGGCCATAAGCTATATACGTCGGGTTGTGTGGCTGCGCAAGAAACTACACGCAATGCCAAGGCTCAGGCGAAAGATACAGCCGAGTTAAAAACTGGCACAGAGCGCATTAAGCAAGGCAAACATGCAGGCGGTAAAGGATTGCGCCTAAAGTGCCTTGTGAGCGTTTTTGCTTGAAGCCCGACATGTCCTGAATCAATGGGTGTGTACGCATTTTTTCAGTGAATGACATTTCAACAGTTTTCTGACCTTCGTACTCATCAACGATTAACTGAATAGTTTCACCTGTTGGGGTGCTGTATTCAGGAATAGTGACGAAACGCAAGTTCGGGTAATGCTCTTTAAACAATGCACCAAGGTTTAAACCGAATTGGTTTGTCTTGGTGAATTGCGCTTTCATGAGTGGCGAAAGTAAACAAGTCATTGTTGTTTCGTTATCCACTAAGCCAGCAGTTTGAGCGATCAACTTTTTGAACAATTTGCCAAAGTCGTTGAAAATATCTTCCGCAGCTAATGTTTCCCAGTTGCCGCCAGTTGCCGCAGGTAATAGGCTAGGGTCGTTAATCATGCCGTAGTTAGCCAGGCCATCGATACCGTAGATGTACGAATGGTTTTGGAACTTGTTAAGCGTCAATGCAGCAGAAATCTGTTTACGGCTAGACCAGTCAATACGCGCTTCGCCCGCCATTTCTTGCTCATACTCACCAACACGAATAACCGTTTGATAGTGGTACGGTTGGCGCGATGGGTATTGCACGTTCACACCTGACATACCGTTATCATTGAAATCGCCGTAGGTCGATGTTTCACCTACTGATTCAATAACAGGAAATTGAACAAGTGAGCTAGTCCAGTTTCCTTTTTTAACTTCACCGAATGCTTCACCCATTTTCATAGGTGATACAAGCACTTCGATTAAGTTCGGATCAACCCATGTGGTAAATAACGCAGGGAAGCCACCGTTAGGATTGGTAACTAATGCCCCAGGCACAAGCTCAGCATCCATAGCCATTGCTAGGTTTGCTTTTTTCGCATCCGTTAATACTTGAGCGCCACGACCGAAGATAACGCCGTGTTCCTTATTGAGTACCGCAATATCGCTTTGTGTTAATTCTAAAGGCATTATTCAGTCCTCTTAAAATGCTGTGATTTTGATAAGTTCGCCAACATCACCGATGGAAGCAACCTTAAATTCTGTTTCTGTGAAGCCTGCAACTGTAGCGCCCGCCGCACCTGTAGCGATTTCGCCAGTAGTATTAGAAGCAAATACCTTTTGACCTACTGTCGCAGCAGTAGTAGTTTTAACCCAAAAGTCGCCACGGTCATAAAGTGTCACACCGAAGCCCGCAGGAATAAGCATTGATGTTTCAGCACGGTAGCCAGTAATCAAAGCGGTATTTTCACCACGGCGAACAAAACCTAAAACCTGATTGGTTAAATCAGCAGGCTTGGCATTCGCTACTTGACCGTTTGCAATGTTAGCCCATGCAAAGCGTGCAATAGTCACACCTGTAGCCGATGCCTTTAATTGCTGATTACCTGCAAGCACCGCATGATACGGGCCAGCAGCCGCGAAATCACCCTCGACAGCTAAAGGGACGTTGCGGTTAATTGTTTGTTGAAAACCTAAAGCCATGATTATTACCCCTTACGAATATGACCAGTGATTGATTTTAAGCCTGTAGACGCACTCGCATAAGCTGAGTCTTGGGCAATTTGTTTAGACTGAGAGCCAGCTTTTAAATGCTTAACAGCAAGTTTCAAGCCCGCCGTGTTTACGCCCGCAGTGTTTTCGCCTTTTTGCTTTACAGCATAAGCATAAACATCATGCTCAGAATCAAAGCCGTCCATTGCAAGCTCGCCCACAAGTGGCTCAACGTCTTTAAGTGCTGAGAAAATACCTTTCATCTTCGCAACAGCGTTAGACTCGATCATAGCAGCGTCCATAGCTTGCTTTTTGTCGTCCTTGTCGTCTTCATCTTCTGCGTCAGACTTTTTATCATCGTCTTCATCTTCAGCGACTTCGATTACTTCCTCATCTTCGGCATCGGATTTCTTCTCATCATCCTCGTCCTCGGCTTCCTTTTCTTCCTTATCTTCGTCATGAGCTAATTGCCCCACAACTGCAATAATGGTTTTTTTCAGTTCTTCGGCTGAATCCATTCCAAGTTGTTCTTGGAGTTTAGATAGCGAGCCTTTTTTCAGGGCAATTTTCTTGCTCATTAAAAATTCCTCAATTTCGTTAGGCATCTCATCTGCAATGATAGCATCCTCTCCGATACGACCACGCTCAACTAAAGCAACGTGATTACCGTGAATATTACGCATCACACCATCATAGTGCTCTCCGTTCCATTCACCGCCTGTCATATCGGCAGTATACGCATATCCCGCAGATAACTGGTTTAACTTCTCAGACTCAATCAGGTCGATTGCGTTCTGATCATATACACGTAAGCTAGAGTATACATTGTCCCCGTCCATTTCAACAACAGTGCCAATACTACCAACTGTAGAGTCTTTCTCAGGTTCTTCGGATGAAACAGGTGTGTGACGTTCTAACAGTTGCAAACCCTGAAATGTGGGTAATGCACGCTGCAACTCAGTAGGGCAGCGCAATAACATGTAGACCTTGTTCGGGTCTAATCCTAAAGCTTGCCAATTTGGGATTTCTTTACCGCGATATGGGTTAATCGCAGCTTTGGTAATGCAGGTTCGATCAACGATTAGATGGCCGTTGTTGTCGATGTGCCGAACAGTGGTTAGGGATTGGAAGTCCATAGCCATGTCGGTAGCATGTGAAATATTATCCTCTGCCAATTTCGATTTCCTATATTTAAGATATGTCTCTAAATCTCTCTTGCTGTTTGAAAATGTTATAACCGCTTGAGATGCAACCGCTTTTCGGGTAGACCTGTTGCCACTATAACTCATCTCACCCTCGCTTAGTGCTATTTGCTTTTGAATCTTCTTCTCGGCTTTCTCGATGTCTTTCTCAATTGCGCTAATAGGTTCATCCTTATAATGCTTATCATAAAGACTTATTACATATTGAGCATCTTTGTCAGCCTTTTCTTTAAGTTGATCCTCTTTGCTCACTTTCGGCTTATTTTCGGTTGATTGCTTACTGCTTGTATTCTCAATCCCAAGCTCTTTCATTAATTCCTCTTTCTCTTTTCTGAGTTTAGCTCTTTCTAATAATTTTGGCTTGTTCTCGGAATTGAGCGCACCATCAATCTCTTTGATTCTAGCTTCGGCTTTTTCTTTTGAGTTATTGGCAGGCTTAGGTGTTTTAGCGCCAGTAAAGTCTTTTCTAACCTCGCTGATTTTTTCACCGTTAAACTTTCCACCCATGCCACCCTTGATCACGCCACCCTCGCCAATTAGCGCAGGCCTGCCAGTGTTGTTCTGACCGTTAGGCTTTACGGTAATCCATTTGTCTGTCATGGCTAAACGCCTTATAAATAAAATCGATTATAGCAAACGAAAAGTAATAAAAAAGCCCTATTATAAGGGCTTAATTTCTTCATTATCTTCTACTATGTATGGTTGCCATGAGCCGAACACAAAACACTTCCATCCATACTTGTACGATTCTTTTAGAAAAATATAC